GCAGCACCACCTGTGTCTCATCACCTTATCCAGCTATATGCCAGAAAGATTATTCAGTCACTCCCCGTTGAACCCGTCGATTCAACAGATATATCATAACATAAAAAAAGAGGGTGTCAACCCCCTTCTTCTTCTAATGGTTCTAATGACATGATTTCAAGACCTTCTTCTGGTTCTATCCATTCCTTAAACTCTGCTGCTAATGCTTGCTGCTCTGACCAATCCAAGTTACCTGTATCAATTCGATCAATAGACCATTGCCTAATCGATCCAACAATGTCTTCTGTTTCAAATGCACTTGCTGGTCCTACATCATATGAGTCCTTCATAGTAATCTTTTCTAAAATATCTTGAGAGGATGTTGCTATTATAGTACTTGGGTGTGCCGTCGTCAAGTGACTCGGTAAGGACTCCATTGACGAACAGTTGTCTCGTCTCTTCGAAGTTTGTCTTGCCAGCTGTTTTATGTAAGCTGAGGATAGCTCTGCTAAAGTTCTGTCTACCCAATTGTTGAATTTCTTCTTTAAGTTCTGGACAAGACCCATAATACTTTTTCCAATCAGATTCAGATTTTACTTTGCGTTTCTTTCCTTTAGGTGTTCTAAACTTCCAGAAATATTTTCTACCGATGTATTCTCTCCCATTCTGGTTATTTGTAATACGGTAGACGAAACCGAAGAAATCATCAATATCGTCAGAAGTGAAATGTTTACCCTCATATAACCAGGGGTTTTCATAAACTCCAACTTCAACCATTGCATAAACTTTCTATTCATTTTATTTATCCTCCAGCAAAATCTTCCCAGTTCTCGCAACAAGATTCCTTGTATGCTTTTATCATATCATCAAGTTCCCATTTTATTTCTTCAGAGTTTGAATCCTGAGAAGGTGTCTTTTTTGACATCTTGTTTGATTCCTCCGACGACATAAGACTCTACCTCTGTTTCTTGTGGTGCCACTTGAAGACCCTTAGAAGATATCCAGTGTTGTGTCCAAGGTAATGGATTGTTTCTTGCAGGAATATCGTATTGGGGTTTAAGTCCAATTGCTTTAATCCTTTTGTTAGCAATCCATTCAACATACTGATATAATAATTTATCATTCAAACCAATCATACTTCCATCCTTAAACAAATACTCTGCCCATTTCTTCTCTTCATTAACACACTTATCAAACATATTATATGTCCACTCTTCTTCCTCTTTCATAATCTCTTTCATCTCTGGATCATCTCCATTCATCCAGTTCTTCAATATTGTTTGGGTGATGACAAGATGCTGATTCTCGTCTCTTGCAATAAGGGAAATGATTTTTGCGGATCCTTCCATAACTTTAAGTTCCCCGAAAGCAAAAGAACAAGCGAAGCTAACGTAAAACCTAATACCCTCCAATATGTTAACATTTGCTACTGCCCTATAGAGATGTCTTTTTAAATCTTTAACTGTCCATTCTGAATTTGGATGATGTCTCATATCTTCTTTCCAAGCACTGCTCTGTCCATACTCCTGTGCATAATTTATAAAGGCATCATAAGCACCTGTAACACTTTCAGCACGTTCCAATATACGTTTATCTTTAATGATGGTATCAAATACTTCAGAAGGATCTGAGTAAATATTCTTAATAACATATGTGTATGAACGACTATGAATCATCTCCATAAATCCCCATACTTCCATACATGCTTCTAACTCAGGTAAAGAGCAGTAAGGTATAAAAGCCATACCAGGAGCACGGCCTTGTACACTATCAAGCATGATCTGGTATTTAAGATTGCTTGTATAGATGTGCTTCTGTTCTGGACGCAATGTTTGATAGTCTGCACGGTCTTTCTGTAACGAAACTTCTTCTGGTCTCCAAAAATATCCTAACTGTTGAGTAGTTAATTTGTCAAATACAGGATACTTATATGAATCATATCTTTGAATACCTAATGGTTTACCAAAAAACATAGGTTGCTTTTTGGTATCAACTTCTTCGGTATTAAATACCGTCATTCCTTTAATATTAGATGGCACAGGATTCACACTCCTCTTCTTTGGCATTACTCAATTCACCTATCAAACTTTGCAAATCAGGTTTATCTTCTTCAACTTCATCTGTCTTCATATCATGTGTGTTCTGATAATAACTTGTCTTCCATCCATACTTATATGTTGTTAGAAGATCTTGTGCCATTACAGAAACAGGTACTTCATTATCAGGATAATGTTCTGGGTTATAAGACCAGTTACCACTAATACCCTGATCAAAAAACTTCTGCATGACTGCTACTATATTAATATACCCAGTGTTATCAGGCATATCCCATAAGAGAGTATAGTTATTCTTCAAAGACCCATAAGATGGAACAACCTGCTTAAGAGGTCCTTTCTTTGATTTTTTAATGGACAAGTATCCACGAGGTGGTTCGATTCCATTGGTTGCATTTGACACAACGGAACTGCTCTCCGAAGGCATTTGTGCTGACAATGTTGAGTGCCGTAAACCGTGCTCATTGATAGATGCTCTAAGAGATTCCCAATCATGCTGCAATTCCTGGTTACAGATTTCGTCTACGTCTTTCTTGTATGTATCTATAGGAAGGATTCCATCAGCATACTTAGTTCTTCCAAAGTTTTCACACCATCCTTTCTCTTTTGCAATTTGATTAGATGATTTCAAAAGGAAGTATTGGAATGATTCAGACAATCCATGAACAGCATCCCATGCTTCCTGAGATCCATAACTATATCCCAACTTAGCAAGATAATGTGCAAGACCAATGAACCCTACTCCAAGAGATCTACGTGCCTTTGTGGCTTGTTCTGCTGCCTTTACAGGGTAGTCCTGATAATCAATCAGTTCTTCCAATGCACGAACAGATAAATCACATAACTCCTCTAATTCCTTATCAGAAGTAACCTTACCAACATTAATAGCAGAAAGAATACAAAGAGCAATCTCTCCTAGATGATCATCAATATGACCAATAGGATATGTTGGAAGAGTAATCTC